CTAATACTACTGAAAGAATGCGTATAACGGCTGCTGGCAATGTCGGTATTGGGACTGCTTCACCAGGCCAAGATTTAGCTGTTGAAAATAACCAAGATGCTGCAACTGCAATAAGTGTTACAAACCCAAGTACTGGTGCTTCTGCTGATTGTAGATATAGTTGGTATAATTCTGCTAACAATATCAATGCAATTTTTTATAGTACAGGACATTCGCTTGCAAATAAACTAATTTTTACAGATAGTGCTACTTCAGATATATGTTTTGATATAAGTGGCAAAGTCGGTATTGGGACTGCTGCACCAGCAGAATTACTTACTATAGGGAGTGTCACAAATGGTGCTACTATAAATATGTTGATGACTGCTAAAGATGATAGTGGTGCTGAACAGAAGAGATATTTTACACTTGACCCAGATACAGATAGACTCTATATTGGTTCAGCAGCTTCAAGTTCTAGCTTCGTTATGGATTCTGCTGGCAATGTCGGTATTGGGACTGCTGCACCAGAAAAGAAACTTCATATAGCACATGATTCTAGTACAACAGAATATCCACTTATGGTAGAGAACCCTAATCAGACTGCTGGTGCACGAACTGGTATATTATTTGAAGTTTATGACCAAGAGGCTAGTATTGAAGTGGAACGTGATGAAAATAATGTTGGAGTTGATATGCGATTCTTGTTAGCCGACAGTTCCGATGGTACTAAGCAAGAAAGACTTACAATACTTGAAAGTGGCAATGTCGGTATTGGAGATGCTGCTCCTCCTAGCAATTTGCATATAAAAACAGCATCTGGTGGTACGACTCTAGGATTTCAATGTGCCACTAATGCAACAGATTATGACATTGATTATTATTTAAATAGTTCTGATGATATATATTCAAGGATAAGGTGGAACGAAGGATCTACTGATTGGTCGTTCCAAACAAATGTTACTGGCGGTCTAACAACTCCAATGATTGTTAACTACAATGGAACTGGCAATGTCGGTATTGGAATGTCTCCTGATACAGTCTTTAATGTCAAGGGAGCTGCTAGTAGTGGTATTAGATTATATAAGAGTGATGGTTCTACAGTAATAGCAAAGCTTGAAGGGGATGGCAGTGAAGATGGAGATTTAACTTTAAATAATAGTAGTGGAACTACAAACATATATCTGTCTGGACAGGATAGTGGTGCTTCATATATAAAGACAGGAGATTTTACTATAGGAGGTACTAGTGGGGGATATAAATTAAACTGCATAGATAGCCATGAAACAGATTTTGTTGCTCGTATATATGCTGATCATACTGGTAGTGCAACAAAAATATTAGAATTAACAAATAAGCATGGAGGCGATCCTACAACTGGCAATAAATATATAACCTTTGCAGATCTGGATGGTACTCTTGATAGTATAGAAGGAGATGGTGCTGGGGGTATAAGATTTACAGGGGAGGCAGAGGATACGTATTCAGATTCAAGAATAAAGACAGATATTGCCGACTTAGGTTCTGCTTTAAGTAAAATCAATGCTCTAAAACCTAGAACATTTAATTATTCTGATGAATTTTTAAACCAGAACTTCCAGACTCATACTATTAAGGAGTGGCAGAAAAAAACTCAAGTTGGTTTTATTGCTCAAGAAATAGGTTCAGTTTTCCCCGACATTGTGCAAACCACGCCACATATGGTACAAAATGACAATATCTCTTATGATGGAGAAATATATAATACTAATGATTGGGTTGATATTCAGGAAGTGGCTTGGGGTCGTAAAGGAAATGCACATTTTTTAGCCTATCTAGTAAAAGCAATACAAGAATTATCAGCTAAGGTAGAAGCCTTAGAAAACGCATAACAAACAACGAGGAGACTCAAATGAGTAATAATAAAGTAGAAGACAAGAAAGTAAAAGAAGCAGTATTAGAGAACACAGACAATGGTACTGTAGAAACAAAACAAGAATTGGATCCTAAACAAGTTATCCAGGATCTCATGATACAAGAAAAGCATCATGCAGAGCAGGAAGAACATCATAGGACAATGAGAATAAAAGCCAGAGGTGCTTTGGAGATAGTAACTCAAATGCATCCTCAGGAAGAAACTAAACAATAATAGTGCATTCACGCTCTGCCAAGAGCTTTAAGCACACTCTATAAGGAGAATAAACATGGCAAAACCAAGACATTTAACTAAATGGACTGTTCAGGAAGCATTGAACAAAGAGCATTATACTACATATGCGGCAGTATATGATGATAGTATAGATCTTACAACTGCAGCCTTAGCATCTAGTGTAACATTTCCAACTGCACTTGGTGGTGTAGCGAGTATATTTGGAGATGTTGATGATAATGGAAATAAGTTTGTTTATAGTAAAGTAACTGTAGATTGTGATGCTGCATTCTCAGTACAATTAGCTGATAAAGGTGGTGCTTTAGGAGATGCTATATATGTTACTGCAGGATTATCTCCCATTACTTTTACAGGTTACGACATTACTGATATGAAGATTAAAACTGCTGGAGCTACTGATACACTTGGAATAACAGCTTGGAGGTAGTATGGAATTTGGGAAGAAGAGGGAAATAGTTGATAAAAGTCTTCTTAAGAAAAAGGTAATAGAAGAGAATAAACGTTTAAGTTGTGAAAACTCTACATTATCTAAAACTATTGAAGGTAAGAAAAAAGAGATTAAATCTATTGATAAGGAACTTAAATCCATTCAAAAAGATAAAGTTTCCCTTCAAAAGTCGTTAGATAAAGACAATGAAATGAAGTCTCTACTTGGAGAGAAGATCACCAGCCTTTCTACTGAAAAAAGACTTGCAGAGATGGAAGTACAGGATATCATATCTCAAGTACAAGCCTCTGATAAGATCCTTGATTCTGCTGAGAAGGAGCTTAATAAGATTGAAAATCGTATAGAGCATCTTGAGAGCAAGAAGAAAGAATATACAGGTATTCAATCTCGTATCAGTAAGGCTAAGCAGGAACTTAAAGATGTTAAGCTTGATATAAAGGCCTCTGAGAAGGCTCTTGAAGATATTCGTAAAGAGTTTGGAGATAATACTGTAAAGCAAAACCTTGAAGCTACAAGTATTAAGAGAAAGTTGAAGGCTCAAATTAGTAAGCTTAATAAGGAAATTGAAACCCTTACTGACGATAATAAATCTTTAAAAGAGGAATCTCAAGAACTATCTTCTAGTAAGATGTCTAGTATTGCTTCTATGGAGGCTGAGAGAATTAAGCTCAAAGATGACATTCTAGAGCTTCAAAGGGCTATGAGGGATAAGATTAACGATGAGAGTGAGAAGATCGGTAAGCTGGCCAATATAGCCGATACTAGGGCTAAACAGGTAGAAGTTATGCAGGAACTATCTAAAAAGGCTGAAAAGGACCTTGCAAAAGCTAGAAAGAGGTATGAGGATTGGAGGATTAGTACCCTAGATGAGGTTGCTAGTATGAAGTTAAAAGGTAAACTAGAAAGAATAGATAAGGCAGGTTTGTCTGATGTCCTCAACAAGTAATCCAAGAGTACAGCTTATTGATTCTCAAGGGGATCCTATGGATTCTCCTGATGATAATGCATTAAAGGTAAAACTTGTAGATACTGATGTAGAAATTACTGTTGTTGCTGATGAGCTTGAAATTCATTTATCAGAAGCTACTGATGATATTCTTATGTATGGTAATGATTATGAAGGATCTCCAGCTAATCAAAAGCTTAAAGTAGATTCATCTGGTCTTTTATATATAAAGAGTATTGCTGATACTGTAGAGGTAGTACAGGATACTCCAGGAGATTTGACAGCTACTGTCACCCAACAGTCTACTGCTAGAACGGTGACATGTGATACTGCTGGTAATTTACTTGCAACCGTCACTCAAAATAGTGCTGCAAGAACTAAAGCTATAGCTGGCACGATTGATACAGGTCATCAAGTATCAGTAGGTAGTAGTACAACTGAAATAGTTGATGCTTTAGGTGATAGAATGGCTATTATTATTGTGAATGATAGCAATGAGACTATATATCTCATGCTTGGTGCTAGTGCTATTCTAAATAGAGGCATTAGACTAAATGCAGATGGAGGCTCATTTTATACAGAGATATATCAGGGAGTTATAAATGGTATATGTGCAAGTGGTTCTAAAAATGTCACTGTTACGGAAGTTTCTCCATGATTGTTAATAACCCACCTATTGTTAAACAGAGTTTTACATCTACTATGAATGTTTATAGTAGAGCCTTTGATCATGATACTGATTGGGTTATAGGAAACAATGATGCTGTATTTAAACTTGGAGGAGATGGAGACTTAACTGCTGGTGATACTGAAACAGCTACTCTTGGTTCTACTGCGTCTGGGATTATGGCAAGAATATGGTTTATTGCTCCTTTTGATATGACAGTAACCAATGTATCTGGTGCTTTTCAGGATGATGATATGACAACTCATCCATCTTCACCACTTAATTATGCTGGAATCTGGGCAATTGAAGGATTTTCTACTGCTGGCTCTACTCCAGGAGGTAATACAAGTACTCAAACATTTGTATTGAAATATATAACTACAGGTGTTTATCTAGATAATGGATACCTTAGTGGATGGGCTTGGCATGATTCCAGTCCATCTTGTTCATTAACTGCTGGTGATGCTATCTTTGCTGGTACTTATATACCTCGTAGTGCAACAAATGATGACGGAACTTTAACTATGACAATTTGTGCGGAGAAAGACTAATGGCTAAACTAACTAAGAACTTTTCAGTAAAAGAAATGCAATGTCCTTGTTGTGGAGAGTGTGACATGGATGAGAGTTTCATGATATCTCTTCAGGATGTCCGCAGTAGATGTGGCTTTGGCTTTAGGGTCAACTCTGCTTACAGATGTGAAGAGTATAATAATAAAGTATCTAAGAATACTAGAGGACAGCATGTCACAGGGCAGGCAGTTGATATTAGTATGAAGGACAGGTATAAAAGATTTAAACTACTTAAAGAGGCTATAGAGTCTGGGTATTTTAAAGATATAGCAGTATCCAAGACATTTATTCATCTTGGGAAAGGAAATATAAAAAATGGAGTGGGTGTATACTAATGATTGACACATTAAAAACAACAGGAGCAGGAATGGGTGGATGGTGGTTATCGGTAAGTGGATGGCTTCCAGAGGTGATAAGTTTATGTGTGGGTGTAGCTACCTTAATATATCTTGTTATCAAAATTACTAAAGAACTTAAATAAGGAGACTATATGATTTGTCCTCACTGTAGTTCAGCTAAGATATCTAAGAACGGTACTAGAATCAGGATGACTAAAGATGCAGTACAAGAATATATGTGTACTAAGTGTTCTAAATATTTTAGTGCTCCAATTGAAAAGGAGAATGGTGATTTACTAATTAACAGAGATGTGGAACCAGGGAAAATACTTGAACTTAACTTCAAGAAACCTGTAAAGATACATGGAGCAACTGATGTTCATTTTGGAGCTAATGAGTTCCATGACTCTAAGTTTGATAATCTCATTGAAGAGGTGAAGGCAGATCCAAATGCAAGATGGTTTCTAAATGGTGACAATATAGAGCTTATTCCTCCTGGGTATAAGATTAGTCAAAGAGGACAGAATATGGAGCCAGACGAGCAACATATTCACTTTATAAAGAAGATAGAGCCTATAGTGGATAAGCTACTTTTTATAAGAGGTGGTAACCATGATATGATAAGGTCTGTTAATATACTTGGGTTTGATGTGTGCAGGGTCATGTCTGATATGCTTCAAGTTCCTTATTTTAGATTACCAGGATACACTCAGATAATGATTGGAGATCAGAGATGGTTTTTAGTTAGTGGACATGGTAAGGGTGGTGGAAAGAATGGAGATTTGGAACTTGATAAGATGGCAGCAGTATATAGTGATGGGGATGTATTCTTTTTAGGACATAATCATCAACTATATTGTAAGCCTATAGATAGTTTGAGGGTTGATAATAAAGAGGAAAGATTACATAGGAGATGGTACTGTAGGGGTGGTAGTTTTCTCAGTTATGCAGACTATGCACGATACAGCTTTTATCCTATGATAAGAACTGGGTGGGTAACAATGGAATTTGGAAAAGATAAGATAGAGGCGTGGACGAACTAAATGAACTTTATAACAGAGTATTGGGAACAGCTTACAGCGTTTGTTCTTTTAGTAACTGTATTAACTCGTATGAGAGTAGATATAGATGTACTTAAGGACAAGGTTAAAACACTTTTTGATCTATGGAATTCAAAGAAGAAATAAAGGAGATAGATAATGGAAATAATAATTGAAAATTGGGAGTATATTTTAATAGTAATACTCTCTATAGATAAGGTCGTAGCACTTACTCCAAATACGTGGGATGACCTTATATGGACTAGTATAAAAAAAGCAATCTTTAAAGTGGTGGGGAAATAATATGTTTAAAGTATTTATAAAGAAGTTGGTAAAGAAACATGGAGTAAAAGGATTACTTATTCTTGTAGGAGATATTGCTACAAAGATAACTCCAAGTAAAGCAGATGATGTAGTATGGAGAAAGATTAAGAAAGAGATAAAGAAGTTTAGTGGCTAAATCTGTAAAAACACTTGATGATTTTAGTGGAGGTCTAAATCTTAGATCTGATGCTAAAGACCTTGAGGACAATCAGTTTGCTGAAGCCAGGAATATATCTAATGTAGCAGGTGGAAAGTTAACACAATCTGGAAGTTTGCATGGAACTTCTTTTATTCCCTCTTCTACAAATGCTTTTACAGCTCAAGATACAGATGACAGTTCCCATCACAATCAGGGATATGGTTTAATGTCATTTAATATGGACACTGCATGGATGGATGAGATTAAAGTTTATTTTGACGATGACTTTGATACTGATGATTGGGATGATTCTACTTCAGGTGGAGTTGGTAAATCTGGGTATAGTTCTGGTGATGATAATTATGTTTTGGCAACAGGTACAGGTAGTACTAACTATGGAGGTATTAGGATAAATAAACCATCACTGTTTGCGGATGGAGATTTATGCTACGTATACCTTGGTATAACAGATGCATCTACTGATCATACTGATACTGAATTGGGTAAAATATTTATAGATCTTGGAGGGAGCCAAGCATTTGTTAGTCCTAATATGAATCCTGAAAACTGGGCAAGTAGTAATACTGCTATTCAATTTGTTGCCAAGTGGGGTTCTGATGACGATTATATAACTATTAGATACTATAATGGTGGTGGGACTTTGAGCAAAACAATAACTATAGACAATTTTTCAATTAAAAAGATACCAACAACAGGGTCTAATAATACTGCAATTTGTACTGGGACTGGAAAGGTTGTTTTAGCTTCAGCTATAAATGATGCGTTATATGATGGATCTTCTCGATTTGCTGAATTTAAAACTAGTAATGGTATTATGGGGTCTACATTTAATGATCCAAAAGTAGATATATCTTTTGATAATGGTATCTTAAAGGTTCAAAATAAAA